CTGGTTGGCCTTCTGTAGGCGCCACTTTGGCTAAAAATGCCGACAGTTTGTTGTACAGTGTACCAACGCCTGCCATCTCACCAGCTCTGAAAGAACCTCTTGCGGATGCCACGTCAATTATTGACATCAGTCCTTTTAAGTCTCCGATTGATAATGCTGTTGGGTCTGCTTGTGGTTGTTCACTAGCTGGAGCAGTAGGTGTGGCCGTCGCCGTTGCCTTTGCTTCAACAGTTTCTTCTGTTTTCTTTACTTCTTCTTTTGCCATTGTAATTTCCTTTTAATTGCAATTAATATTAATATACGTATATTATACTAAAAGTAATTATGGATTGCAATAGTTAATTTTAAGTGATCTGAGCTTTACCGGACAGTGCGAACAGAGTTAGGTCACCCGGTTCTTCAAAACCAAGAACAGTGCATGATCTAGATTGATCACCTTCAAACTTGATATCTTTGGTAATTGAATATCTACCATGACAGTTCTCATAGATCCATTTACGCATTATTTCCACATCGGCCTCGTGTGCTTTTACCACAGTGTTCACAAAGTGTGGTGGTAATACATCTAGTTCTCTCTGGAAGAAGTTGTTTGGATTAATCCTCATCGTACTGAACAGTCATCCCCCATGGTGCTTCTATGTTTCTTTCATATGGGTTATTGATCAGGAATATTGTATCACAGTAGTGTTCGTCACCCCACGAGTCGAATGGCCATCCATCTGTGAACATCACAAACTTCTTGGGCTCTATGCCTTCTTCTTTCATGTACTCCCAATTACATTCGAACTCTGTACCACCGCCTGATCCCAGTTCGTAGTTTAATAAATCTTCTGAGTTGTCAGGTGTGAACACTTGAGGATTGAAAACCTTTGTGTCAAATGACCATAAATGTATTCTAAAGTCTTTGTACTGATCCATTATGTTCTTAACTTCTGTAAGGAATTCCTTACACTGTTGATCTGAAATAGAACCAGATGCATCAAGGGCCAAACATATATCTATCATCTCATCGTTAGCTTGTCCCGGCAGTATGGCAGATGTGTGCCATGATTTTCTACTTGGTCTCATCCATGTGTAGTCTGACTTGATGGTACTCATTATCTGTTGTTGCAATATTTCTCTCCAGTCCATCTTAGGTTCTGTAAGATCACTAACCAGTCTCTGTAAAGCACCCGGCAAATTACTTGCACCTGTTGACTGTGCGGCACTCACCATTGCTTCTTTAACTTCGTCTCTAATTTTTTTAAGTTCTTCTTTGGTGTATGTGGGTTTACCCTTACCTGGTGTATTAGCTTTGTCTCCACCCTTACCTTCACCTTCACCTTCACCCCACTCTTGGTGATCGTCCATTAGCTCGCCTAGTTTCTCTAAGAACTTCTTACCGTTCTTCTTGGCAGTCTTAAACAAGTCATCGTAAATTCTTTCACTAGCCCAATCTTTGTACTTGTCGTCCTGGAAGCCTTTGTTCTCACCTTTAGCACCTTTGGGCATGTCACCGATGTTGGCATCTTTCAATATCTGGTTCACGGCATAGTCCGCCGCTATGTTCCAAAGTTGTGGATCCCTGTCTCCAATCCTTACAAGCATGTGTTCGAATACATTGTGCAACACCTCATGTCCAAACAAGAACTCTGTTTCTTTGGGTGTAAGTGAATGTATAAATTTAGTGTTATAGAAGAAGTGTCTGCCATCTGTGCCTGCTGTCGGACACCAGTCGTCTGCGTTCACAAGTTTAAGTCTAGTAGCAAGGTTGCCAAAGAAAGGGTGCTTCAGTAGTAAAGCAATCCTTCCAGTGACTAGCTTGTCTATAATTAATTGATCTTTGTAGCCTGACACTATTTAGACTCCATAGCAGTAATGACATACTTGCCAAACTTCTTATGGAACCTATCAAATGATTTCAACTTGCTAGGATCAAACGGAAGTTTGTAGTTCGTCAGTGCAATCTTGGCACCCATAACAACCAACTCTGTCTCGAAGTTGTCCATCATGTAGTTGAAGAACCTGTCTGCTTGTTCGTTCCATGTCTTGTCTTTCTTCTCGTGTGCCTGTTGTAGTTCATAACACAAAGAAACTGTAAGAGAGTACATCGCTGATATCTCTTTACTCTTAAGGTCTCGGACCTTACCGCTCAATATATCAGATGGGTTTGGTAACTGACCGCTAATTTTACGATGATTCATAAACTTAACAGCCAGTCCTTCTCCTACACAACCTGCAACGAGGTCAGTGAGCGTACTTTCTGGCAGGTCATCTGATAGAAGTTGGGAAACGAAACTCCACGATCTTGGAGTTGCGAATGATCTAGAACTACCTCTAGGATCAAAATCGTATAAATCTTGTTTAGCAAATGTGCAATAACCTACAACATCTGGGTGTATGTGATTTGTAGTAGCCCATTCCATCCAATCTTCAAAGTCCACTCTCAATTCAATGTGGACAAATCTGTTTGCCAACGGAGCCGGCATTCTGTAAGTGACACCTTTGTCTGAATCTCTGTTACCTGCCGCTACAATTGAAACGCCTTTGGGTAGGTGATACTGTCCTACTCTTCTGTTTAGTATAAGTTGATAAGCCGCCGCCTGTACTGCCGGAGCCGCCGAGTTTAACTCGTCTAAAAATACAATAGCAGTTGACTCGGGGTCAGTTGGCAGTTCTGCCGGACTCGCCCAAACCATGTTATTCTCTTTTGCATTGTAATAGGGAATACCTTTGATGTCTGTAGGTTCCCATAGTGGAAGTCTGATGTCAACAACTTCTCTTTTCTGTGCATCTGCAATCTGTTTAACAATGTCCGACTTACCAATGCCCGGTGCTCCCCACATCATTATGGGTCTCTGTAATTTGATACAATGTGTTAGTGCTGATTTGGCCTCGTTTGGACCAACTGTTCTGTTTTGACTGCCTATTGCCGCCTCTTTGTTTTTGTTTGTTCTCGCCATTTTGTACACTCCTGTTTAAAATGTTTATAGTATCATTATAGCAGGATTGTGTTATGAGTCAACCGTGTAGAAGTCGCAATTTTACTGGTTTTCTTGGTCCTCGGCCTTGCTCATAGCCCGTGCTAGACCGTATTTCGTCACATCTCCAGCGAAAAGCATCAGTTGTAGTGCCATCTTTTCCATGGTAACTATGATCTTTGACTTGTCCACGAAGTACGGGCAGTCAACGAACTCGTCCAACCACAGGTATGTTTGGGGTGTGAATATGATCTTTTGGGGGAACTTGATAGTGTATGTCTTTAGATCCAGTTCTTCTATTATTTGGAAGCCCGGTTTGGTCAATCTCAGGGACCTGGATTCGTAGTTCTCCCTCACATTCTGCCACCATGTGAAGTAAGCGGTCTTGACACTCTCATCATGTATGGTCTCATCCTTGAGCATAAGGAAGGTACGAGTGTATGCTGTCTTTCGATCCATACAACTAATTATCTAGTGAATTTGTCGCCAGTTTTTAAAATGTAAACACCAAACTTGTCAGTGTTGTGTTGAGCATTTAACTTTTTAGCCAAGTTTTCTGCATGTCCAGGGTTTGAAAAAGACACTTTCTTGTATTTGGGTCCAGGGTAGTTGGCAACCAAACTTGAGCTCTTCAGGTTGATAGGTTTGCCATCGTAAAATACTGCCCATATGCCTTCTGCCTGCAGGACTTCATCCAATTTGAACGTTGTCTTGTTGGAACTTTGAAGTATAACTGTAGGTTTTGGTCTGCTCATAGTTTATAACTATATTTACCAAAAAATGTATTGTGGAGATACTACTTGTCTTTAGTGAAGTCACCACCGTCCATCTCGATGCTTACCGTTGAAGCCTGTTGGGCAACTTTTAGAGCTTCGATAATTTCTTCCTGGATTGTGACCATTCTTGTCATGACCTGCATCAGGGAATCCGCTAATTGGTCAGCTTCTTTGGCCGGGATCACGATTTGCTGTTGACCTTGTTGGCGTAGTGTCCTGATTCTACCCAGCAGATCTTCAATTGGTCTTGTCTGAATTTTTGAGTGCTTCATTTAATTGTGCTACCATTTCTGTTTTTGATTTAATTGGACCCTTGTATGGATATCTTTGCAGTGTAATTATTTTTGGACAGTATGCTTTACGCCAATTCACAGTTTCAAACTTTACAATGTAGTATCCTGCACAGAACATTGATTTGGATTTGGGTGTTTTTGTGTAAAGTGGTAAATTTTTCTGTACGTCCCATAATGGATTATGTGGTTTTTGCGAACAAGGATAACCATGTACCTCAAAACTTTCTGCCTGTTTGACATCCCATTTGTCTACTGACTTTTCTTCCTCTTGTTTTACTGCCGGTTCACTGAATATACGGAAACCAAATTTCTGGAACAGGCTTTCCTGTGTATGGAATACTTCTCTGTTTTCTGTTTTGCTTAAAAATATCCAACCATTATCATTTTGTTTCTGTAAAGTACCTAACTTGGTACCGTTTTCTTCAACGATCCAAAACTTGTCCTTGACCAATGTCTTTGCTCTCACTGTCATGATCCTAACCTCGCATTAAATGGCTCAACATAAAGTTGTGCCTGCTCACTAATTCTATTTAAATCATATTTGGCACAGAACCTCATGAATCTGACTCCAACTTGATCTATCGCTTTGTTCTCTGCTATGGCCTGTGCGATTGTTTGATCCATCTCTTCTACTATTGCTTCGGGCTGTGCATGTAGATCCACTAGGAATCTATTTCTTTCATAGTCGTCCATGACCCTGTGTTCCTTGCCATCATGGTCTACCCACTTGCTCAACATTAGGTTGTTCCATGTGTACCCTTTTTCTTTTCTGTCTGCGAATGCTTCTTGTAATCCTATCTTGTTCTTTGTGCCTTTTGTACGCACACCTGGGTATGCTGAAAATATGTTGTCACTGGGATCGCCTCTCATTGACTTTTCGAACACCAGCCATTCCACATCAGGTGCAGGCTTAGGTGCTTTTAATTTTTTGTCTATAACTGGATTGCCGTTTCTCTCGAACCAACCCTCATGTGTCATTGTTACTTCGCTGACACCGTTGTATTGCTTGACCTTGGGTGTAATCAGCTGATTCAAATCTTTATCTGTGCTTATAATGACATGTTTAGTGTCAGGGTGCTTGTCTATCCAACGTGCGATAAGATCATCCGCCTCTGTTCTTGGATTCTGTAATACTGTGACATTTGTTTTAG